TCGTACTTAAAAAGTGATTTATGGGTACCTTCTGATACTGCTGGGTGGCCATATGCTATAGAATGTAAACACTACGCAGAGTTAGAGTTTAATAATCTTTTAACAGCTAAAAGTACTGATATTTTACAATTTTGGCAACAAACTATTGATTCTGCTAAAATTATGAATAAAAAACCTATCTTAATTTTTAGATGGAATAGATCTAAAGATTTTATTGCTTGGGATGATGAAATAACCTTAGACCATCAAATAGAGTATCGTGTATTCGGCTATTACTTTAAAATGGGACTATTAACAGACTGGCTTGTTAAGTATAAAGCTTCTTGCTTAAAACTTAAAAGTAAAGTATAATACAACTATGATGCAGAACGATACAAAAGGATGGGATGACTTATCTGAACTAGATACGTTTATCCCTCCAGCAAAAGTAACAGGTCATAACCTTTTAATATGTGATGGAAATAACCTAGGGTTTAGATACTTACAACGTAGGAATTATAATAATTTCCAAGCGGACTACATACGTACTGTAGAAAGCCTTGCTAAAAGTTATAGCTGTAAGGACATTTTAGTAGCTTTTGATTTTGGTAAAAGTTACTATCGTAATCAACTTTATCCAGAATATAAAGGAACTCGTAAAAGCCCTGAAACTGATGAAGATAAAGAGCGTTATGAGCAATTTTTCAAGTGTCTAAATGACCTTGCAGATACTATGCCTTTTAGAGTAGCTAAAATGAGAGGTATAGAAGCAGACGATCTAATAACGTATGCTGTATTACGTAATAAAAAAAACTACGAACATATTTGGGTTATCTCTAGTGATAGAGACATATATCAACTATTAGATAATAATGTAAGCATATTTAATATTTTTTCTCGTAAAGAGATTACTAGTGCATCTTTATTTGAAAAATTAGGAGTAACACCTCAGGAGTATATGTTATCTAGAGTTATTTCAGGAGACGACGGAGATAACGTTATCGGAGTAGACGGCATTGGAGAAAAACGTGCCTGCGCTCTAGCTCAAAAATACAAAACCTTAGATATTTTACTTAAATCGCTCCCTATTAAAGGTTCTAAGTCTCAGTACATGAAAAACTTAAATGCTAGTGCTGATATGCTCATTAGAAATGAGAAACTAATTAACTTAATTAAATACAATGAACAAGCTATTGTTTCTGGAAAAAACGAAGAACTATCATTAGAGGAAATATATGATATCACAAACTTTAACACTTGATATAACTATTGAAAAAACTTTAACCGCCTTACATCTCGAACATGCTTTAGGTATTAGTTTTGATCTTTTTCAAAAGTATCCCTTTGATGCTGGATATGATGTTAGAGCCGCCATAGATGTACCTTTTCTATTACCTCCTACAAGTACTCATCTTATTCCTACAGGTCTCATGATAGAACTAGGTGATCCTTATTGGGAAATACAAGTACGACCACGGAGCGGTCTTGCCGCTAAAAATAGTATAGGTATTTTGAATAGCCCCGGTACGGTTGACTATACCTATAGAAAAGAAATTCAAGTAATTTTACATAACTATGGTAATATTCCATTTAAAATAGAACCGGGAGATAGAATTGCTCAAGTATGTTTTAGGCCCGTCCCACGGGTAACTATCAAGTATGGGACTATTAATAAAACTATAGAGGGTCAAAGCGAAGAAAGAGGCGGTTTTGGTAGCTCTGGTCTTTCTTAAAAAATACGTAGACTGGCTATTATTTATACTTTCTCAAGTAATTTTTATAGTAGCCTCTTTACGATACCCAGAATATACTTACCTAATATTAGGTTTATCTTTTAACATACTGATGTTTTTAGTAATTCTGTGTATGAAAAACTTTAATACAAGAATGAAAAGGTGGTTAAATTTTTAATGAAAGTAAAACTTATCAGTTATTCTCGACCTACAGATGAGTTACATAACTTAGGTGTTACAGATGCACAGGAACTTGTAGCATACTGTGCTAGAGTGTCAAATCCTAGTAATCAGCTTAATACGGAAACTAGTGAAAGATTAATTAATTATTTAATTAAGCATAAACATTGGTCTCCTCTAGAGATGGTTAATGTGTGCCTAGAGATAGAGACTACTCGTGATATAGCACATCAGATTATCCGGCACAGATCTTTTTCTTTTCAAGAATTTTCACAACGATATGCCAATCCCCAAGAACTGGGGAATATGTTTGAAATTAGAGAAGCTAGGCTTCAAGATGTTAAGAATAGACAAAAATCTATAGAGATAGATCCTACAGATCCAGATCATAGAGATTTAGATCTTATGTGGAGAGAGTACCAACAACGTATAATTGATATAACAACTAAGTTTTATAACTGGGCTATTGCTAGAGGAATGGCTAAAGAACAAGCCAGGGTTATTCTACCAGAAGGTCTTACTAAAACTAAAATCTATATGAATGGAACCTTGCGTAGTTGGGTTCACTATGTAGAACTTCGATCAGAAAATGGAACTCAAAAAGAACATATGCTTATCGCACGACAGTGCGCTAAAGTTATAGCTCAAATATTTCCTCTTCTACAAGAAAAAACCCCGGAGATTTAATCTCCGGGGTTTATTACTTACGTTTAGTAGGTTTTTTTCTTTTAACTGGTTTAGGTATTTTGTCAGAAGGATCAGGTTCAATAGATCCTATAGGCATTCCTAAGGTTGGTTTACCTGCTAGTCTATAGTAACTATTATCTACCTTAAACTTTTGTCCATATTGTTTTGGGGTATTAAAATGTTTCTTACCAAAATCAATTGATCCTTTAGGCTCTGTGATATTTCTTAAAACTATTCCTGTCTCTTTAGTATCGGATAATTTTTTTCTAGCCATTACTTATCGCTTTGGACTTCTTTTATAGGTCCATAGTTTAGCCGTCTACGCTCTGTGTAAGGAGCGCTTCCTGCTCTGATACCATTGTAAGTAGGAATAGCAGAATCTTTTAACTCTACCATACCCTCTTCAATGTCCCAAGGAGACGATCTATTGTTAGAAATAATTTTACTCATTAGCCGGCACTGTTTCTACCACTGTTAGATGTAGCAGTAATAGGAATAGTAGAGCGAGACATACGCTTTGGACTCTTTGAAGAAGCAGACTCATCAGGCCCCCCTGTAGGCATACCTAATGTAGGACCACCAGTAACTCTGTAAAACGTATCTGGATTTTTTAATCCATATGTAGAGGTACCTCTAGCAGGGCCACTGCCAGGCTTTTTAGAATCAACATCTGTACCGCCCATTGGATTCATATTATAAGTCATTGGGATAGGCTTACCGCCTGTTTCGTTATTAATCATATTGACTCCTTACTTTGCACCTTTTTTCTTCATAATTGCTTTTTGAAGATTTAGTGGAAGTTTTTTCTGCTTAGCAGTTAGTCCTGCTGTAGCGTCTTTTTTCATCATAGATTTTTTTGCCATTTTTGATCTCCTAAGTGTAGAAGATTCCTGTAAAAAAGATGGTACTATACTCATTTTTTAGTATAACTATCTAGATTAACCTCTAGATCCATTATGTATTGCTCTTCGCTTTCTACTACAGGAAGTTCCTCTTTTTCTGAAAACTTAAAATAACTATAGACTGTATTAATATAATAGTCAAGTTTAGAAAATTTATCTTGTAGCCAGGCTGGTAATTGTTGATCGTCTTTTACGAGAGGCAGAAGTTCATTAGAAAAAACTATTAGCTTTTTTAAAGTAAGTTTTGCCATCTCTCCTTCGTAATCATATTCACTCATTTTTTTCCTTTTTTCTTAGGTAAAGATTTACCTGCGCTAGAAAGTGATGCTGCTATAGCTTGTTTCTGTGGATACCCTTCTTTCATCATCTTGCGTATATTATAAGATACTGTTTTTTGAGAAGTTCCTTTTTTTAGTGGCATATTATCTCCTTATTTTAATATTCAATTATTACCGCTCCTCCAACTCCTCCTCCACCGCCGCCGGTAATGTTAGTGGTACTGCCTCCGCCTAAACCTGCTCCATACGTTCCGCTATTAGTCCACGTTTGGGCGCTGGTCGTACCAGCAGCGGTTGTTCCACCTCCCGTAATAGGATGACCTGTTAATGTAACTCTAGCAGGACTTCCCCACCTAACATTACCGCTAGAATTTCCAGTGGTGCCAGTAGTAGGACCACCGACAGGACTAAAAGGCTGTCCACCGCCTCCCTCCGCAGTTATTAGTTTGTTAGTAGGACCCGTTCCAAACCAGGTTTGTGTTCCAGAACTACCTGCTGTGCTGCTACCTGCATTTCCTCCAGTTCCTGTAGTAATAGTATATGATGTGCCAGCAGTAACTGTAAGTAAAGATACGGCGTAACCCCCAGGTCCGCCACCGTCCCCACTGTTGCCGTCTGTACCCCCGCCACCACCCCCAATGGCAGTAACTTTAACTTTTGTTATGCCTGTTGGACAAACCCATGTATTTGGAGAACCGTAGGTATCGATTGAGTTTTTATAACTAGCAGCAGTTGTTTGAGAAGTACCATCACTAAATCTTATACCCTGAGCAGAACATACTACATTTCCGCCTATATATGCATTAGAAGCTACTGCAAGACCACCTGAACTACGTAAAGCACCTGTGCTTGTAGAGGTAGATTCTGTTGTAAGGCTAGTTGTTAAAGCTCCGCTAAAAGTTCCTGCTACTCCTTGAACTGTGCTTGAAAAAGTGCCGGTAGTTCCGCTAACGGCTCCTGATGATGATAAACTTCCTACACTTGCTGCCCCGGCTACGCCTAAAGTACTAGTAAGTCCTAAGGATCCAGTAATTCCAACAGTAGTTGTAGGATTTGTATTATTACCAAATCCAACACTACCGCCCGTTCCTATATATACAGCATTAGTAGCGCCATTATAGAGTCCAAAATCCTTAGTTCCTGATGCTGAAATATCCTGTCTAAAAGTCCAATTATCTAAAGATATTCTAGCATGTCTACTAGAAGGATGACTTGCCGGTTCTATGAACAAAGCAGTAGGCTGTAAACTAGCTCCTCCTGATATCGTAACATTTGCGTCTGTACGTACTGTAGAATTAGTATTACCGAAAGAAAAATTACCAGTAGTATTCCATTGAAAGTGATTACTGACAGTACCTGTTGATAATTTTATTGGAGTAAGGCTATAGTCTGCGACAGCGGAGGCTGCGACATCAGTAAGATTAGCTACAAGTGCAAAGTCTGAATTAGTGATCTTATATCCAATACGACTCGTAGCTAAATTAAAATAACTTTCTCCTATCTCGTATCTACCTATATTTGCAGTAGCAGCAGTAGCATTTACCTCAACGCGATAACTTATGCCTCTTCTACTAAAATTTTCAGCAGAATATTGCCCTGTAGGATTAGAGTATATTCCTAACCCGGAGTCTACTTTTCTATAAAGAGCATGTGTATTAGCGCTAACAAATAAAGTTCCAAGAGGAGGAGTCGTATTTGTCCCATCGTCATTTATATTATCTGCATCAGGGGCTGCCGAACTATAAAAATTTTGTAAAAGGGCTCTAAGAGAACCATTAATTTGAGTTCTTGCAGAACCCAAAGCAGTAGTAGCCTGCGGCGTTTGATATGTGTTTGAAGTACTTAAAGTCATTCTAAGCTCCGTCTGCTCTAATATCTACGTCAAAACCTGTAGGAGTGCTTCCGTCTGATATTTTATAAACTTTTATTGTAACAGAAGTAGTACTTACACTAGTTACTTCAACTGAGGTAGCGTAACCTACATTACGCGGTACAATTCCCGTTATTTGTGGAGTAACTGTAAACTCTGCTATTGTTAAGTCTACAGTCTTTGGATTTGAATCCATAGTTACAGTAGCATAGAAACTGCGTTTTGTCAACTGTACATAATAATTAAATTCTGATAATTTAGCTTGAGTAGTAGTAGTATCTGAGTTTTGCAAATCTAACCTTAATTGAAAATGTTTAAAAGTGTTTTTAGCTCCACCAGCTAATTCCCATGCTGAAAAATTTTCTATTATAACATTTCCATTAGCATGAAAAATACTAGCGTCGTCAGAGTATCTTACATATACTCTATCTGATATAGCAGTAGGATTACCCTCAAAAGTAGTCGTACTTTCATCACTATACTGTAATAGGTTAACAAGACTGAAAGCGCCTGTATAAGCAGTAGTTAAGTTGGGTAAAGTATTACCGCCAGTTGCTACTCCATTAGCAAAATAACTCTCGCCTAATTTGACCGCGTTTGTATTTATTACTGCCGCGATTAAAGCATAACTATTGCTATTACCTAGACTTGTATTAGTATTCCAAATAGCAAAGACATTTCCAGAACTACCCGCATTAGATAGTGTCCTATTAACGGAAGTCCAAGTAGCGTCACTAAGATAACTACCAATACCAGTAGCTCTAAGAACAGTACTATCCGCAGAACTTATTGTAGTACTACTCCATATAGTTTCTTTTAATCCATTATAAGAAGTACTAAATTCTGAATCTAACTGATAAGACGGTTTTATTGATCCATTAACTATACTGCTTAAAGTTCTTACTTTTGTTTGATAGTTAGCAATAGCTCCTGTAGTATATAGTGTATCATTAAAAATATCAGAACCTTGAGTAAAACCAAAAGAGGTTCCATTAGCATTAGACGCGGATCCTCCACCAGGAACAGAGAATCCTCCATTTGTAGAATTACTAAAACTAGGAAAATAATATTCAGTATAGTTGCTATTAGTAATACCCGTTGCAACAGCATTTGCGGATGGATCACTTTCGCTATAAGTAGCTGCGAAAGCAATATCAGTAGGTTGAATTATATTTAAAATAGTAGAGGTTACTACATCAGCTTCATTGCCGGATGTGTCTACGGTTTTAGCTAAAAAAGTATAGATACCAAAAGAATCTACAGCACTTTGAGCTCCTTTAGAAGGTGTTGGGGCTATGAGCACTCTTTGAGCACTAGAAGCAATCCAATCACTGTTGGTAGGAGCTGTACATGCTCCAACCATTTTTCTAATCTCAATACAGTTTAAATCTAGATCAATAGGAGTAATATTATCGCCCCTTGTGGGAACTTTATAACTAAAAAATATACTATCTTGAAATTGTCGTGCAGTAAACTCTTGAATATTTTGTGGTTTATCTATTTTTCCTTGAATAGGAATTGTTGACTCGCTAGCAATACCTCTAGTATCTCCATTTAACGGAGTAACTCTTACTGTTATTGTCTGTTGATTACTAATAGGGCCTCTATCTACATTATTTATTACATATCTAATTTTTCCATCAGATCCTATACCTGATTTAGCTACTTTAACTGTATTAAAAGTATTTAAATCAGCTACCCCATTTAATTTATAAGCTATCTCATAGTCAATAGGGTTTTGAGAGTCTATAGGAGTAAAACTAACTATTATTCTAGTACTAGCAGCTTGCCCCGTATCAATAAATATATCTTCTGTTAAATCTAAATCTGTTATTTTACCTATATACAGCTCTTTAAGATTAATCTCTTTAGTAACATAACTGCTTACTCTTCCATAACTGCTTCTACCTCTGGCTTTTAAAATATAATATCCAGGATCTAAGTTTTTTATCCTTCTATCTGTGTCAAGCGCAGCACGGTTGAAATTACTACTACCAGTAGAAATTGAGTATATTCTACTCTTTGCTAGATCAAAATTACCAGGATATACAGTTTCATCATAATCTATAACAACTGTATTTGCTGCCCCATTCACAGAAAATACATTACCTGACAAGTCTGGCGATATGTTTATTAATAAACTCCCTGAAGTGACTATAGAGCTGATAGGTCTGTCTAAATTTATTCTATAAACTGAGTTAGCTGTTAAAAGCGCATTGTACTGTGGATCAGATGAGAGATAACTTACATTAGAAACTTTATATTCAGCAGTATCTTGAATAGTTACCGTATCACCTTTTTCTATAGCAGGGACGGAGTAATAATCTATTACTGCTCTTAGTTGCGTTTTTTCTACAATATCATTTCTTGTAAAATTATAACTCTGATCCCATGTCCAACCAGATGTTAACTCGCCATCCTCTCTTAATTCAACATACGTAGACCCGAGAGGTATTACTCCTAAATTAGCAGTATAAGACGTTTTTCCACTAATATCATACGTTTTAACTATAGTTTTTCTACTGCCTTCAACATATAGACTTTTTTCTTTAAAATAACGATAGTCTACACTTTGTGGAAGTTTTATTAAGAAAGGGACATTTAACAGTCTATCGTTTAAACCTGATTGATTCTGAATAACTACATTATCTTTTGTTAAATCATAATTAGTTATCTCTACGCTTAATTCTTCTATTACATCTTTATATCCTATTTGACCAATAGAAGCTGTAGCCCCGGTTTTTTTACTAATAGGGATACTGACGTAATCTATACCCCTTAAGCCGCTAAAACTTGCTATACCATACCTTAAATTTTTAGGATTCCATGGAGCCGGTAAAGTAAATTGATATACTTTATCAGTAGTATCCCCAATAGTATAAACGGAACTACCGTCTTGTGTAAAATACATACCAGAATGTGTCGTATCACCAGTAGCTAATAGAGATCCGCTGTTGGTAACATCAGATGTTACAGATGATACACTCCAAGGAGTAGCCATGTTATATGGTATAACAGAATCTAATGTATGTCCTAAAGTATAAAATTTAGTACCGTCAATTTTAAAAGTTAAGTCTCTAAGAGTAGTTTCAGTAGCTCCGAGTGAGTAAGAAGTAGTAAGAGAAGCTGTCTCTACATTCCATAATCTACTCAGTGAATATTGATATACTGCTCTATTGGTTGCACCGAGCATAAAAAGTCTAGACCCATAATTTCCTATATAAATAGATTGAGGGCTACTATCCTGAGAAGTAAGTAAAAAACTTCTACTAGATACAATATCTGAAAAATCAAAAGCAGTATTTAGAGAAAATTGATGTACTCTTCCTAATGTAGTACCTACTACATACACATTACTACCGTCTTCCGGTATAAATATACTAGAAACTGCAAGTTCTCCACTAACAGCGCCACCAGTCATGGCTGTTACATTTATATTAGCATTGGCATAATATGCCCCTGTAGCTCTCCAAGGAGTTCTAAGATTGTATCTTCTTATATCATTGAGACTACTATCTACTATAAAAGCTCTAGTTCCGTCTGAAGATACTACAATACCTGAAGGGCTAGAGGTAAAAGCTGAGGATATAGAACTGAAAGTAGCTGTTGATATATCTCCAGGAGTAGTTAGATTATATTCATTTATATCATCTCCAGAAGTTCCAATCACATATAATTTAGTTCCATCAAAATTTACATGTAAGCCAGTTGCTGATAATTCTTGCGCAGATATGGATACTGTTTTAGAGGCATAGGTAGCTGTAGATAAATCCCACGCAGTAGTTAAGGTATATTGATAAATAGCTGAAGCAGTTAATCCATATAATTTTGTACCATCACTACTAAAGGTTATATCAGTAGCTGTAATACTTAAACTCATAGCAGTAAATGTTTTAGAACTTACTGAGGTTAGACTACTAATATCCCACGGTGTACTTAACGAGTAATATGTTACTGTAGAACTAGTGCTAGCATACATTTTAGTACCAGTACTATCAAATGCAATACCTATACAACTAGATACTATAGATGCAGATTTTTCAAGTCTGGCAGTACTTGTATCCCAAGGAAATATATTTCTATATTGATATAAGGTGCTTCCTGCTACAACATAAAATATATATCCTTTACTAGAAAATACAACAGCAGTAGGAGTACTAATACCTAATGCAAATGGATTAGTTTTAATTCTGGCAGTAGACACGTCTCCTGCTACATCTAAAGAATACTGATATATAGTATCAGCTGCACTACCTGCTACATACATTGTTGTCATAGAAGGATTAAAAGATAACGTAGTAGGAGCGGTTTCTTGACCGGCGATACTAAAATTTACTTGGCCGTCATTAACAGCTAAAATATGTTCTTCATGATTTAAATCACGTAAATAACTTAATCCTTTTACTGTCAAGTATATATCACTGCCTACTAATGTTTTTGCAGTACACAATACAGGTATAGTACCCACTGAACTTTTAAAACCATTTTTACCCGTGATGTAAAAATTTTCACCAGTTGTAAAAGAGGTAACAGAAGCGTTAGGTACTTTAATAGTTTTTGTTGCCATTAAGAGAAATCCTCAATAATTACTATATCGTCAGGTTTAGCTATCAATATTTCGCTTTCAATAGGAAATGGATATATACTCAAGTCAGTACCTGTATCTACTATTATATTATAACCTAAAGAACCATCTCTATTAACTATAGGTTCTTCTTTTAGATTTAAAGTCATCGGAGGTGGTTCTTGAATAGGACTAACTGATTTCGGAAATCTTACTGGAGAATAGTTTATAAGAGAATCTGAATCTACGTAGACATTAGATATATATTCAGTTGCTTGTATATTGACTAAACCGTCATCACCTTTTTCTAAAACTACTACTTTAAATAACTTATCACTGGTACTTGTTAGATATGAAGAAGGATTAACTTCTCCTAAAGACCATAAATCATTTTTTATAGGTACAGCATTAGAATCAAATCTAGTAATTGACTCAAATAGTTTAGTTTCTGGGTTTAATCTGTTAATAACTTTTATTTCTGCTAAATCTACACCAGCGGTAGCGTTTCCTGATGCTACAAATCTATAAATAGAATTATTAACTAAGTATAGGTTGACTTTGTCAGACTGTCTATTTATAATTCTTAAAGCTATGGGATTTGTATTAGCTGTCATAATAGTAGACGATAACGCAGGTGTTGTAAAATGCTCTAACAATACATTAGAATATAAATGAGTAGCCCCAGATGTTGCTGTATTTGCTGCAACTCTACCTCCATATCCCCAAGAAACTCCGCTCATTTTTTGAGCTACAGATATAATATCTCCAATAGAGAGATTAACTGCTTCAGACGTAGTTTTAAAATTTACTTTTCTTCTAATATATTTGCTAGATGCTAATAAATACTGACCAAACCTCATAGCTTGGCTACGCCTATCACATCCTGCTAAATCTACACTTTTAGTATACGCTACTTCTTGATAAATAGCTGGATCATCTACTCTAACTGTTTCTCTCTTATAATGGTTAGTGGGATCAAGGTAGCTGACATCGACTCCAGATAAAATCTCTGACTCTTTTATTCCTGTAATTTGAAAAGTATCTTTTATTATATTAGTTTCATTAAATACTGCAACAGGTAACTCATCAGGTAAGTCAACATTTAAAGATATTTTTCCGCCTGTCTGAATTAAGATACCTCTAAAAATAGCTGTTATCTGATTAATGATATCCATTACAGGAGCTTGTGTAGTAATACTTATGTTACATATAAAACGTCGTTCTCTTACTTGTGTACCAGCAGGAAGACCTATTTGATTTTCAGTATATACTATTTTTTTAATTGCATCTACGGATAGTCCTCCAACATTTTGTCTTGTGTATCCCCTTGGCTTATACCTAAAAGTACCATCAGCATAACCTACAACACCTTGATACCTACCTGTTGTGCTATCTACAGCATCACAATATTCAGCTACTTTATAAAATTTAAATTTATCAATATACTCTTCTGGAATACCTAATCCGTAAGAAGTATTAGTAAGTAAATCATATACTATCCATACGGGATTTTGAGTCCATTTTTTTACGAAAGTACCATCCCATATTCCTTTGTAGATTATTGGATTTCTATCATTCTGCACGGCTGACCCAGAACTTTCAAGTCTATATCCACATATAGGATAACTATACTGCCTATAAGTCTCTCTTAAATCTCCAGATACATTCTCATCTCCGCGCGGAACCTCAAGCTCTCTCCAATCTATCTGATCATTTTCTAAAATAGGTTGATTGTAATTAGAAGGTACTTTTACTAATAACCCTTTTATAAGAGAGGTTATTACTGGAATACTACCTGAATATTCAGCATAGGATCTTAGAACTAATCCAAGTAAAGCAGTTCTAGGATACCATACTCTACTATGTCTAATCTCTTCCCAGCCATTGAATATTATACTTTCAGAAATTTTAGATTCTGGATTATAATCAAAAGTATTTTTTTCTATAGTAAATCTGTATCCATCAGAGCTTTTATAAGCCGCCGGAATAACTACCTTAACTTGAAATTTTACAGGATTTTGTACATTTCCTGTTTTTGTTATCTCTAATGGATTAGTAAATTGTCCTGCAATTTCTCCTAATAAATTAGAAGTAGATTTATTATAAATATATATTTTTATTCCCACTGTAAAAGGATTAAAGTTACCTTCATCGTCAGTCTGGAATAAACTATTTATAGTAAAACTGAAATCTAAAGCATCCCAATTAGAGGCACTAGTTTCTTGTGTTATACTAGTTTTAGGTATACCCGTAATATTACCATATCTTAACTGTACGGGACTTGACATATATTGTGGAGTAGAGACTCTACCAAAATAAGTATTAAAGTCTCTAGGAACCCCTTTTAAAGTAGGATTGCCCAGTACTGTAAAAGCGGCTACTTTAGTGTTATCAAATGTGTTAGTAGTAAAGTCTATTAAATCATCAAGAGATGTATCATTAAACTCCATATCTTGCGGACCATTAGGATTAATGTCATATATAGGACCTTCTCCTAAAGCTAAAACTCCGTAAAAATAATCCGTTGATGAAATAATATTTACATCTCTATCGTCTGGCAGACTCTCCCTTTTTAGTGGCAGACTAAAATCTACAGGAGTATAAGGCATTCCGCCATAAATACACGGAACTAATTTTTCTCCTATTTTAAAATAATATTTTTTTCTCAAAGATTATCTCCTAATATTGATCTGGAGTCAAACCAGAGGTACCTGTTGGAGTTGGGGCGTCTCCTAATTGACCTGCTATACCAGTAAAGTCTCTGTCTAATCCAAAGCTACCATACCCTTCACTATTACCACCGCTTGACCCGCTATAGTCTAATAAGTTGCTTTCAGATACTTCTGGATCTGGAAGCCTTTGATCCGTAGCTGTTTCTAATTCTGAACTTAAATATTGACCTCCTACTCTAAGCATACCATAATTAAGAGGTATTGAAATACCAGAATCAGCAGTATTAACTATACTACCAAAAATATCGTTTTCTCTTGTAGGATCTGTTCTCTTTGTTGGCTGTGGTAATAAAGTTTGGATAACTGCACTTAACGCAAAATTAACTGCTAAACTAAAAGCAGTCTTAAGTAAAAAATCTGAAAGACTAAATTGAGCTAAGGAAGTAGAAATGGCTTCAAAAACTCCCGGATAACCTCCACTAATAACAGGTACTATTTTTAACGTGCAAACCTCGTGAGGTATTTTATTTTGATAAATCCAATTTTTAGGAATAGTGGTTCCATCCTCTTGTAAAAAAGTGTATCTTACATGATTATTAACTTTAAAATGACTAAAAAATTTAGGATAGAATGCTTCTAAAAATAGCTGTATATCGACAAGTGTGTCTGCTTTTACCGACACCTGTTTTATACCCGTTAATGGCACAAGATTCTTATGAAATATTATTGTTTTCATGTTACGCCATTTCTCCTAATATTGATCTGGAGTCAAACCAGAAGTACCTGTTGGAGTTGGGGCGTCTCCTAATTGGCCTGCTATACTGGCAAAATCTCTATCTAATCCAAAACTGCCATATCCATCATTATTACCCCCACTTAATCCGCTATAGTCTAATAAGTTACTTTCAGATACTTCTGGATCTGAAAGCCTTTGATCCGTAGCTGTTTCTATATTCATACTAAGATAATGACCACCTACTCTAAGCATACCATAGTTAAGAGGTATTGCAGCATCTTGGCCAGTGGTATTTTCAATACTACCAAACGGATCATTTTGCTGTCTACTACTATTATCTAAAGTATTGTCTTTAGGAGGAGGTCCTGTAACAGCGTTAGCAACAAAATTACTTAAAACCATAAAGACTCCAGATACTACAGCTTGTCCTAGTGCCTGTCCAGTCGTAGCTTTAGCTCCTGCTGCGGGTCCAAAAATAGCTCCACCAATATAAGCACCAGCTGCTGCAAACGCTCCTCCGATAGCTCCTCTTACTAATGCTTGTCCTAAATCATATCCTTGAACTAAGCTAAAAACTGTATTAAATGCAAAAGAAACTAAAAAAGCGAGACTTGACGCCGGATCCCCTCCATAAAATATAGGAACTATATGTATAGTATCACTATGTTCTGGTAGAGAAAAAACTCGATCTATATCTATAATTTTACCATTTACTATTAGCGCTAAATCTTCTTTGCTATTATTTATGTGTTGTTTTGCTACTTTTTCCAGCTTAGGAAATAGATTTAAACAGTTTAAAGTAATAAATAAATAACTATCCCTCTCTACGTTAATTTCTTTATTACCTTCTGTATAAGGTAATAAACTTTTATGAAATATAACTTTAATCATTGAAGTGATAAGGAGTTAACTCCTCATAAATAAGAGTTTCCAGTTTGCGATCATACCAGTATATAAAAAACTTATTTGAGAATCCCACTATAAATTTATAGCAATCAAATACTGTACTAGCAGCATCTCGCTCACTTGGTATAGGATTATCGCTACCTGGGTGAGAATGTACAATACCCCAAGCTACATCTTCATACTTTAATAGATCAACAGGATCTAAGATAAAACTATTTTTAGCACTAGGACTAATATTGTTACATGGGAAATACTCCCAATCACTAGTAATTATACCACAAGCTTCTCTTGGATACTCTCCAACGAAATGCTTAGACATTTGAGATTTTAATTCGCTAAATTTTTGTTCTGTTATCATGTCTATAAATAGCCTTTAATTTATTTCTCCACTCACCGTTTAAATCGTCTATTTTTGGATAATGTCTTAAGTGAATAAATTGATTTTTACCTATATAGAGACCGAAATGGTAAGGCCTACCTGACGGAAATGAAAAAACTAATATATCATATTCTTTAACTTCTGCTAAAGAAACTTGAATTCCTTGATTATTTTGAGCAATATAAGATAATTGATCAACGTTAATCTTCGATCCCCATCTAGTTTTAAGCTCTGAGTATAGCTTTTCTAATTCTGGAGTCCATATACCTATTTTGTCTTTATGTATTTTTTCAATAAAAGTCCAACAATTATAGTCTTTAGGACTAATAGATAGATAAGAAGCCCAATTAGTCATCTAGGTAATGTTCTACCTACTCCTGGAAATCCTCCGAAGTTAGATTCATTATTTCTTAGTCTACAAGCTTCTAGATTTTTAGCGCATACATCATCTGTCGCACTATATACTCTCACATTTTGAATAGAGAAAAAACCGTTAGCTCTCACACCATCGGCTAACAAGGTGCCATTAGCTGTTAAAGTGTTAGAACTTGGTATAAGAGGGTATTGGTCTGCATTAGCAGGATATTTACATTCTCTACCTTTATAAGTCCAAGAACATGTATTTTTATAATATTTTCTTTTAGGTAGTTGAAGTTTAAAATACTGAAGCCAGTTAACTAAAGAAAAAGTAGCTGCTCTATCATCTAGACTAGTTAAACTATCAATTTTAAATCTATCAGTTGAGTAAGCTTCCGAATCTCTTTCTGTGTTAACTATATAAACTCTGCTACCAGCCGGAAAAGTAGTAGATAATCCAACATCTGTGTTAACAACAATAGTTGTTGGGGTTATTGCTGTAATAGTAAAAGTAGTAGCGCCTGAAGAGATAGATGCAGTTATTGAATCTCCTACTCTATATGGAAGAGTATTTCTCATTGTTATAGTAGTACCACTTGTTGAACCTACTGTTACGCTATACTCTGGCCAAACATCTAAAAAATTAGCATAAGTAGATTTAATCTCAACTACTCCACCTAATAAGTCTCGGGTATCTCTTTTAAGAGGGGTCCAAGTACCCTTCGCAGCTATTGTAGACTCATAGTCATATGGTATATTATTTCCACCTCTACTAAGAGCATAAGCTGAATTATAGTTTGGGTTTAAGGGGTTAGTTTTGGGATCGATATTACTAACAGTTTGACCGTTAACAATAGCGCTTACAGCGTTAGAAGCATTATTGCCTACTAAAAAAGACTCTTCGACTAAATCCGTAATAACATTATCCCAATTAGATAAAGTTATGTTTATTTCTCCTATTTTACCAGAACCGTCTACACTAATAGAGCCGCTATTGATAGGATACGGAGTATAACTAATACCATCCATATAGACACTATAATCATTTTCTGGAATAGTATCTGCTCTAATTTCCGCTACCCGGAACGGGAATCCCGCTGGCCAAGCATATCCTTCTCCGCCTCCAGAAGGATTACCGTTAGCATTTGGAGGATACCACTCTCCTGGATAATATATAGTATAAAGTCTAACAAGAGGTCTTTGTTCTACCGAGTTTTTCTCATTAATATACTTATTAAGAGATACTCCAGTAATAGTGCTAGTAGCTGTAATTACTTCTGTATAAGTACTATAAATACCTCCAGTAACGTTAGAACTGTCTGATGTACCTGATAAAAGAGTGGTGTTACTTCTTAAAGTATCTCCAATTTTAAAATCCGTACCTTCTAATAGTTTAATTTTTAAAGTATTGGTAGAGGAGATAACGTTAGCAATTTGACCTACTGCATTAGTAGACGGGTCAACTACTACATTACCTGTTTTAAAACCAGAAACACTGGAGAGAGTTAAAATATAATCATAATTACGAGCAGTAATAGCTAATCTCCTTTAAATGAATACTTCTTGCAGAACAATACTGACTGTAAAGATATTTTTAGATTGATCGGTAGCTGATCCACTACCTATTTGACTGATTTGCAAAGATCCTTCAAAACGAACTCCTACAGTACCAGTACTATTTATATGTGTAAGATTAAAATAGAAAGCTTCAAAATCTCCACCTCTTGCATTATAGAAGTCTTGAATGGCTTTTTTATAATTACCATTTATATTAGTATAGGTTAAGGTATAGCGTCTTTTAGGTCTACGACTACGCTGACGCCGAGCTTCGTATCCTGCCTGACTTTCAAACATGATACTATCATATCTAGTTTCTTCAGAAAAACCGCGATCAGGTTTTTTATCGGTCATTGTATATATACCATTAGTAGCGTCTGAAGGGTAGGTCTGAGGCATTATCTCATTCCTCTCAAGGTTTGACGAATTGGGCCATTATTTTGAATATCTTTTACTATAATATCTATCACGATATTTTCTCCTTGACGAGTAATCTTAGGAGTTCCTTGAACAGTTTGTGGGGTACCTTGATTATTAACATTAACCATAACATTACCTACAGGCATTTGTCCAGTTGCGTTCATTTGATTAAGAATACTTCCTCCTATAGCTTTAGCCATAGGTTTACGAATAACAAATTCTCCTGGCTCCAATAGAGCAGGCACACTATCTCGTAGATTTGCGTAACCACCAGCGGCCATCTGCCTAATATATCCACCAATCGCTCTTCCGTCGCCGCTTGGGTAAATTCTCTCTCCCGGTAATCCTGATATAAGATCTAGTAAACTGCCAATTACAAAATTAGCACCAAAAGGTAAGCCCATACTCATTATATTAGAAATACCGCCTCTCTCTACATCAAAAGCTTTTTCCGCTACGCTTTCTATTACTTCAGAGACAGATTTGTTACCGCTGAAAATATCAGTAATTCCTGTCACAACGCTACCTATGGTGGAATTTGTAAATGCACTGGAGATGAAATCTCCCAGAGAAAATCCAGAAGATTGCGATGGTCCGGATAGCATATCGTTAGCTAACGTACTTAGATAGTCGGAGCCTGAAGAATAAAAACCTCCTAAAGGTTCGCTAGTTACGGAACCAATACTATAATCAGAACCGCCTCCAGCTTCAAAAGATCCACCTCCTATATCTGAAAGACCTCCGCCTATTTCGAATTTATTAGGCCCCATAGCATTTAAGTGATCTAGATTACGTTTACCTATAGCCATTGCAGCGGGTCTGCGAATAACGTACTCACCGGGTTCTAAAAGAGCAAATACTCTATCTCTACCGGATGG